TTAATCCGCGGGTCCCGGGTTCGAGCCCCGGTGGGCCCACTGGCCCTCGCCCCCTGCGGGGCGGGGGCCATCTTCGTCGGTCCACCCGAGGAACCAACCGCGCGGGACTCCCGTGAGGCGCTCGAGCTTTACTGCGAGGCCAGCAATGTCAGCTGGGCGGTTGCGGTCAGCTTCCCAAGCGGCGTACGCCTTCGGGCCGACCTCGAGTGCGGCAGCCATACCGTCCATGGTCGTCTGGACGTACTCTCGGCGCACCTTGCGGAGCCGGTCGCCAAGGCTCCAGGCAGGGATGCTGCGTGGGAACTGGATGACTTGTGCGTTCTCAGACATGCCCCAATAGTAGCAAAAGCTACCTAAACCTTGCAATAGCTACGACACGCGGGCATAACGACTTGACGTAGTTGGTAGCTATACCTATTGTCGGTGGCATGACCGATAGCGATACCTACTCTAGCGAGACAGCGATACCAATCGGAGAAGCTGCTCGACTGCTGGGCGTATCAGTGGGCACAGTCCGGAACTGGGAACGCAACGGCAAGCTTCAGTCCTTTCGCACACCAGGCAAGCAACGCCGCTTCCCGATCGAACAGATCCGGGCGCTCAAAGGACAGACCGCCGCATTGCGCTCGCCGCAGTCTGCTGGAGCGACGTCATGATCGCGGAACCGGCAGACTTCCTGAACGATGAAACGGGCGAGGCTTCCTTGGCGATCCGTCGCCTAGCCGACGCGCTGACGGACGTGTTGCGTACTGACGATGATCTCGAGGTGCGGCCTGCTCGCATCGAGGCACTCCGGGTGCGCGCGCGTCAGGCCGCACCACATCTTCTATCTCTGCTTGGCGGCAACCTCCTCGACGGCGTGGGCGAGCTCCTCGATCGCCTTCCCGAGGGACCGCTCGAAGTCGTCCTTGGCAATGTTGACGGCCTGTCGGGCGTGGCGCTTGGCACGTCGGGCGTAGTTCTCACCGTTGCTCATGAGAGTTCTCCTCTGCGTAGTGGGCCGGGCGCTGGCACGTCCGTGACTCCCGCGTCGACCGTAGCGGAGACCACCGACGCCTTGTCTCCGGGTGTTGGTGCTGAGAGCGGGGCGGTTGAGCCGTCGGTTCCCGCCCCGTTCTCACATGTGGGTGTTCGGTACACGTGCGACGACCATCCGGAAGGGTCACAGGCGCTGTGCAGGGGGTGCGGGGATGCTCGCCGCCGGTGCGCGGCATGGCTTGATGCGCGGCGGGGTGAGTCATGAATCCGCGGCTACTGGGTTTGGTCCGACTCGCGCTCATCCTCGCAGTACTTGCGTGCCTGGTGGCGTCGTGGCTGCGCGCGCAGCACGACGGTGTGACGCTCTTGGGTCTTCTGTTCGGCGCCGCGCTGGTCGTGGCGATGCGTGTGCGCCCTCGCGACGTGGAGTCGCCGCCGCGGTAGTGCCGCGGCCTCCTTCCTCTTCTCACTCTGTTCTCTATTGGGGTTGTCATGGTTCCTTTTTCTGATGAGTCGGCGCCGATGTCGGCTGGCGAGCACGTCGCGAATGGTGCGGCGGTTGGCGAGGCGTCGACGAGCGTTCTGCCGGTGATCGTCGATCGCCCGGTTGTGCCGTGGCACGCGGTGGTCTTGATCGCTGGTGCGTTCGTCCCGCTGGCGGTGCTCGCTGTCGCGGTAGTCGCGCTGGTGGTGATCGCATGAGGGTGACGGTCGAGCTCGAGGATCGTGAGGCGGAGCTGATTCGTCTGCGCGCAGAGACGCTGGGGGCGACGCCGTCGGAAGTTGTCACGGAAGCGGTCCGGGCGCAGCGTGCCAGATCAGCGCAGCGCGTGTCTCATGCGCGCGAGGTCGCTGCGATGGTTCGGCAGTCGTGGTGTGACGCGGATATCGCGTTGTATCTGGGACTGTCGAACAACACGGTCGCGTCGATTCGTCGCACGCTGGGGCTGCCGCCGAATCGTCGCGACGCGCCGGGCACGGCGCCGTCGGTGGCGTACGGGGTGCGGTCGTGAGCGCGCTGGTGTCGATGCACCCGTTCGAGGGACTGCATGTCGGCGACTTGGTGAGCGTGTCGAGCCTTCGTGGTGCTGCCATGGCGTGCTCGAACGTGTTGGCGCGTGTGTCTACGATTCACCCTGCGGGTGCGATGCGGGTGATTCACGTCACGCTCGCGTCGGGTGAGGGCATGTTCGCGTCGCCGGATTTCTATCGGGTCAGGAAGCTTGAGATCTCGGATCCGACGGGGTTGTCGACGGGGCGCTGGCGGGTTCGCCGCAAGGTGTTCGTGACGCGTGGGGGTAGGGCCGTGCAGTGGGCCTGGCGGGTTGCGCCGGAGCCTGCGCGGGGCGTGTCCGAGGACGTGGTGATGCAGGAGCTCGGGTACCACGATTTCCCGCCGCGGCAGTTTGGGCGTGCGGTCGACGAGGCGGTCGAGAGGGCGAGGGGGAATCTGCGGTGAATGAGTTCGATGGTCTGGCGCAGTACCGGTTCGCGGTGGCCGCGGCGCTGCCGGGGCTGGTGCATCTGAGTGACCAGGACGACGCGGTGCTGTTGCTGACCCAGCTGGATGTGCCGGGTGCGGACGAGCGCCGTTGGCTGACGTCGGGCATGGCGTTCCATGCGGGCATGTTTCTGCGTGCGACGGCGGTGAGGCGGCGCCGCGCTGCGCGACCGTGGTGGGCGTGGTGGCGTCGCGTTGCTCTCCCGGACGGTGCGTTCGTGCCGGATCTGTCGACTGGGTCGGGCCACGGGATAGTGGCGGCCGCGCAGGTTGTTGCGGCGTACGCGGATCGGCGCCGTGATGACGCGGAGGCATTGCTCGAGCCGTGGTGCTCTGGCCGGCGTGATGAGGATGACTACGCGGAGCTGCTCGGTGCGCTGTTGCTGCACATGCGCTACGCGCACGGTCAGTTGGTCGCGTGCGGGGGTCACTCGTGATCGTGCATCGGCGTCCGGCGTTCGGCGGGCCTGTTGTGCCGTGCTGTGGCGTGCGGCTCGGGGAGGTTCCGGGGGAGGCGTTGTCGTCGACGTTGGGTGAGGTGACGTGTTCGGGCACGTACGCCCCGTTGTCGGGCGGCACGGATCTGACTGTTGCGCAGCTGCTCGACGTGGAGCGCCGGTTTCCGAAGGCGTCGGGGGCGAAGGACGAGCACATTCGACTCGTGCTGGGCACGAATCCGGCGCACTACTACGTGCTGTTGTCGCGGGCGATCTGGACGGACGCGGCGTTGCAGCAGGACCCGGTGTTCGCACGGCATCTGCGTGAGCAGCAGGGGCGTCATAACGCGGCGCGGGCGGCGCGGTTGCGGCCGCGGAACGCGGACTACGGAGCGGAGCAAGGGAAATGAGCACGGTGACCACGATCGACGCGGCCGACATCTCGGTGACGCGCGTCCTGTCGATGTCGACGCCGGATCTCGGATGGCTGGCCGCGGGCCTGCTGCCCGCAACGGCGAACGACGAGGTGTTCGGCGTGAAGCAGCACGCACATATCGTCGCCGACGAGCTGACGGCCATCATGACGGCCACGGACGGGCACCGCGTGCACCAGGTGCACGTCCCGCTGCAGGCACCGGTCGAGCACGTCGAGGTAGTCGTCCCGCGCGACGTGCTCGTCTGGGCGAAGAAGAACGCCCGCACGTTCAAGCCGAAGCGCGACGCCCTGATCGACCCGGTCGCACAGCTCGTCCTCGAAGTGCCGGCCATCTCCGACGAGGGGATGCCAGCGGGCTGGGCCGCGGCGATCTACCGGGAATGGGATTCCGAGGAGGCGCCGTCGGCGAGGTTCGACGCGCCCCTGGTGAAGGAGACCTACCCGAACATCAATCGCATCATCGACATGGTGCGCCGCTCGACGCCGAGCGGGTCTTCACCGATTCCGCTGTCCTACCTCGCGGACGCGCAGGCGCTGCAGACCACGAACACGAGCACGCCGACGATCGAGTACACGCGGCGCGAGTCCGACGGAAAAGCGGGCCCGGCGCTCATCGACTTCTGGGAGCAGGGCGTGCTCCGCGCGACCGCGCTGATCCAGCCGACCACGCAGCCGGAGGGTGACGAATCATGACGAAGCCGTACTACCAGGACGACTTGGTGACGCTGTACCACGGGTCGTGTCTCGAGGTCAGGGAGTGGTTGGAGACGGATGTCCTTGTGACAGACCCGCCGTATGGCACTCAGAACGGCGTCGGGCCGAAGAAGCACCGGGGCGGGTATGGGCGCCGCGACAAGTACGACACGGGCGATGGCATGGCCGCGACGATCGCTGGGGATGAAACGACGGAGACGCGTGACGCGGCGCTCGAGTTGTGGGGCGGCCGGGCGGCGTTGGTGTTCGGGTCGCCACGTCTGCCGGACCCGCCGATCGCAGTCGCGGACCGGCTGGTCTGGGACAAGCGGCGCCCCGGCATGAACGGCGGCCCGTGGCGGTACCGGCATGAGTCGATCTACGTGACTGAGGGTTTCGTGCGTGCGAGCAACGCGGCGGTGTCGATCATGTCGGCATTCCCGGAGCAGGGTGACCACATTCACGGCAAGCCGGTGAAGTTGATGGAGGCCCTCGTCGCGGCCGCCCCCCCCGGAATCATCGCGGATCCATTCGCCGGTTCAGGGGCGACGCTGTTGGCGGCGAGGAATCTGGGCCGGCGGGCCGTGGGCGTGGAGTTCGAAGAGCGGTACTGCGAGGTCATCGTGCGTCGTCTGGGGCAGCAGGCATTCAACTTCGACGACCTCCTGCGTCCGGCGTCGGACGAGGTGCGCGCGTCGGGATGGGCGAACGATCCGGACGCCGACGAGTTCGCTGCGTGGGCTCCGGCGAACGTCACAGCGAGGGGCGGTGACGTGGCATGAGTACCGGACTGTTCGGTCTCGCTGATGTGCAGGCTCCGTGGTGTCCGATCTACGTTGCGCCGGCGGGTGCGGAATCTCTGATGGCGATGCTCGCTGCGCAGGAGCCGGTCTGCCGGGACTGTGGGACGCGGAAGCTGGGTCGGGAGCGATGTGCGCAGGGTGTTGACGAGCGCGGGACGTTCGTGCTGTGTGACGAGTGCGCTGCGCTGGACCGAGCGGCCGTGGGCGCCACTGTCGCGGTGTCGTACTGGGGCGTGCGGGTGCCGGTGGTGGAGCTGCCTGCGCGTCGTGAGGCTCAGGCTGAACGGCGAGCGTCCTGTCTGCGGGCTGTGAACCATGACTGATCTGCTGGATCTTCTCGACGACCTTGAGGCGAGGGATCGCGCCGCGCAGCCGTACGTGGGTGCCGCGCCGTTGCACTTCACGTCGGCGTACTACACGCCGGATGAGTTCCTGGAGGCGCGTGACGGGTGGGTGCAGCGGTACGGGCATCTGGAGTGGGCTGATCGTCCGCGGTGTCGCATGTGGACCTTGGGGATCACGACGGGCTGGTGCAACGCGTCGCCGGGGCACCGGCTGTGTGTGCTGCAGGTGGACCTGCGGTGCGAGTGTCGGTTCCCGTACCTCGTGGACGAGTGGGAGCGGGTCGGCCCGTGCAGCTGCCCGGGCGATCTGATGTACCAGGCGAATTGTCCGGACTGCCGGTGGCACACGATCCAGCCGTCCGAGAACGCTGTGGTCCAGGCGTGGCACGATCACGCGTGGCCAGGGTGGCGTGACCTCCCGGTGATGCCCTTCGACGTGCGACCGCATGGCGGGAGCATGGATCCGGCGCACGCGATGGAGAAACGCGCGGCCGCGAAAGCGCGCGCGTGGGCCGCCGAGCACTATCCGGCCGAGTGGCAGGTGCCCGGTGCCCCGGTGGTGACGGAACGTACCTGGATCGGGTCGCGGAACGTGCCGGGCTACAGCCCGTGGGGCGGCTTCGACCTCACCGGCCGGATCATCGACGAGGTGACGTCATGACCCGCCGGGGTACGCCGAAGCGTGCGCTCGTGTTGCTCGAGGCGCGTGATGAGCGGGTGTGTGCGATGACGGCGCAGCGTGGTGACCGGATCGTTCCGCAGCATCGCGCCGGCGGCATGGGAGGCGGGAAGTCGAAGCACGACCTTCACGGGCTGGTGTGGCTGGACTCGATCGTGAATGGCCAGATCGAAGCTGACGCGACGTTGCAGGCCATGGCGTTTGCATGGGGCGTGAAGGTGCGTGCGGTCGATCCGGCCCGGGTGCCGGTGTTCTACCGCCACGAGCACGCATGGTTCGTGCTCGAGGGCGTGGAGCGTCGTGAGGTGTCGGCGGTGGTGGCGCTGGACATGATGCTTGCCGCGTACGGCGACCGATACCTGGCCTGGAAGGCGACTGCTGATGAATCACCGCGTGCGGCACTGCTGGTGGCACGGGGAGGACGGTTCTGATGCTGGGCCGTTGCTGCGCACGTTGCAAGACGCCGTATGGCTGTGGACGCGGGGTCTGCGGGTGTCATGCGGATGACTGGCGTGTGCGTGAGCAGGAGGCGCTTCGTGATGCGCGTGCAGATCTGATCGAGGAGCTGGAGGCGCAGGAGCGTACGAGGGGGCGGTGGCTGTGAATGCGAGTGAGGTCGTGCATGGTCAGGGGCTGGTCCCGGGCCGGGCGTATTGCGGTCGGAAGATCACGAGCTTGCCGGCGGGGTGGCGTCGGGTGACGTGTGTGGATTGTCGGGCGGCGTATCGAGCGGATGGGAATCGACTATGACGGCAGCGAAGACGGAGCGCCCGGAGTGGGCGTCGGTGAATCTGACGCTTGAGCGTGATCGGGCGCGGGATGTTGCGGTGCGGCTTGAGGGTGAGTTGGCGGCGGCGGACGGCCTGATCGAGGCGATCGATGAGGTGATCTCGCCGACGCCGGATGCGGAGCTGGACGAGAGCAATACGCGTGCCCTGCAGCGGGTGCGCGATCTGATCGATGACCACATGGTCAGGAACGGAGCAGACCGATGAGCGAGTCCATTCATCGTTTCGCGGGCGTGACGGGTGCGCTGGGGATCGAGGTGAGCGAGCTGGGGTGCATTATGGCGGACGTCGAGCCGATCCCGGTGACGAGGTATCTGGCGTCGGCGTTGCCGAACCCGTGGGGTGATCTGTACGTGTCGCCGCGGCGTGAGGAGCGGTTCTGGATCGATGGTGCGGTGGGTGAGACTGGCGCGCATGTGACGTTGCTGTATGGGCTGCTGCAGCCAGGGCCGGTGTGGCGTGAGCATGTGGACGTGCTGCTCGCTGACGTGGATCTGTCGACGGTGACGGTTGATCACGTGGGCGTGTTCGATTCGCCGTACGAGGATGAGCGGTACAAGTGCATCGTGGCGCACCTGCAGCTCACGCCGGCGCTGCGGAGGGCGCATACTCGGCTCTCGTATCTCCCGCATGTGAACACGTTCCCGGAGTATCGGGCGCACGTGACGCTTGCGTATGTGAAGGACGAGCCTGCGGTGGGTGCCGTGTGGGGTGGTCTGTCGATTCCTGAGCTGTGGGCGGGGTATCTCGATCAGGACCTCGCTGGCCGCGAGCTGCGGGTGTCGGGCATCAACTACGGGGGCCGGTCATGAGCGCGCCGCAGCGGTTCCGGAAGAAGCCCGTCGAGATCGAGGCGATGCAGCTCACGCGGGAAAACGTCGCAGACGTGGCCGCTTGGTGCGGAGGGCGTGTCATCAAACAGGTCAAGCCTGGCGACCCAACGGACGTGTACGTGGCCGCTTGGTGCGGAGGGCGTGTCATCGAACAGGTCAAGCCTGGCGACCCAACGGACGTGTACGTCGGGCTCGACATCCCCACGCTCGAAGGCACGATGCGCGCCGAGACTTTCCACTGGTCGACGTGGGACGGCACCCGCTACGTAGGTGGCGACTGGATCATCCGTGGAGTGCAGGGTGAGTTCTACCCGTGCAAGCCGGACATCTTCGAGGCGACGTACGAGGCGGTGCGCTGATGGGCTACCAGGTGTACGAGGATCGGATGGCGCGCGATCATGGCGTGAGCCGGTGGGCTGGGTACGGAGTGCCGGCGGTATGCGATGCGCCGTCCTGCGAGGCCAGGATCCACCGGGGATTGGCATTCAAGTGCGAGCCGTGTGGCATGTACTTCTGCTTGGAACACCTTCTGAGCGTGTGCCCTGCCTGGCATGCGTTCGTGACGCCAAAGCCGGACACGGCGGAGTGGGAACGGTGGATACTCACCGACGAGTCGTGGGCGCAGTGGCGCGCAGAGAACTCGGACCTGGTCGCTGACATGCGCGCTCGCACGACGACCGACACGGCCCGGGACGCACCGCGCTCGCCGGATTGCGTGGCGGGCAAGCACCGCGCGTGCGGTGGTGACGCGTGGGACGACGCGGCGGATGACGTGTGCGACTGCCGGTGCGGATGCCACTCGGAGGAGGTGGCCGCTGATGAGCGCTGAGACGGAGTACACGGTGTACCGCCGCGATAGCCGGGACGCGATGGTGCTTGACGCGGCCGACCCGGTCCGCTCGCTCGAGGTGCTGCTCGAGAAGGCCACAGCGGCACGGGAAGACGCCGAGCTGGAACGGGACCGACTGACGGCATGGGCTGAACGCGCGGTCAACGCCCACCAGACCGCCTGCGAACGCGAAGCACGCTTCCGAAAAGCGCTCGCCGCGGTGCGAGAGGGCGAGCAACGGCATGTCGCGGTTGCTGAGGAGGAGGGCCGGACGGATGGATGTTGAGCGCGAGTTGGCGGCGGTGCGTCGTCGTGTGCGAGCGCAGATCGACCGGAACGCGCGTGCCGCGTTGGTCCGCATCGGGATCGACGTGGAGGCGGAGGAGCGTGCGGCTCGTGAAGCGCTCGAGCTCGAGAGGCGTCGTGCCGCTGATGCTTCGGCGGAGCAGCTCGGAGCGAGTCTGCGGGCGATGCGAGATAGCTGGGTTCGCATGGCGGAGGGCATCGCTCGTGGCTTCAACGGGGGTGGTGTGCGATGACTGACCAGTTGACGCCCGCCGAGATGCGGGAATGCAAAGGCAGGTGGCCGCATCGATGGCACGTCCGGCAGTTTGGCGGCGTGGCCTGCGGTCGGTGCGGGGCGCCCCGGTCACGCTTTCACATGGTCGCGGGGAAGCCGGAGGTGCGTGATGTCCAGTCCTGACGAGCTGAGGGCAGCGGCCGACAGCCTGCTCACACGTCCTGAGCCTGGCCGACTGGCGGTCACCGTGGATGCGAGGGATGCGGGCGTGATGTCGCTCGCCGCCCGTCGCCTGGCCCGCGTGATCGAGCACGTCGAGAGTGAGCGTGTACGCCTGCCTCAGCTGCCGGCGGCGTCGATGTATGCGCAAGGCGAGTTCGACGCGTTCACCGAAGTCGCCCGTATCGCCCGCGGGGAGACCACCAGCCACGAGGAAAGGAGGCGATCATGATGCGCATAGGAACGACGTTCGGTGGGATCCGTATCCCGCCATCGCTCGACGGCGTGATCGTGGGACGCGATGGCGACAGGCCTGATGCTTGGCGGCTCACGTCGAACATCACTGGTGCGTCCGCCACGGTGCGAACGGCCTACGCCGGTCAGGGCCAGATGAAGCCCTACCGCCTCTTCATCGAGGGCCGCCGGACGCGGTCCTTCGGCTGGCGTCACGCTGCGATCGAGGCGGCTATCGAGGCGCTACTCGCTGGACACCGTGCCGCCGGGGAGACCAACGAGAGGGAGGGCGGCAATGTCTGATCTGCGAGTGGTGCCGGTCGATCTCGCGACTGCGAAGGCATTCGTCACTGCGCATCATCGTCATCACGAGCCGCCTGTGGGGCACAAGTTCAGTGTCGGCGTCGCACGTGGTGATCAGCTGGTCGGTGTCGCGATCGTGGGTCGTCCGGTGTCTCGCGTGATCCAGGCCGAAGCTCGCACGCTCGAAGTGATCCGCACGGCGACGGACGGCACGCACAACGCGAACTCGATGCTCTATGGGGCAGCACGTCGCGCCGCGTTCGCGCTCGGCTATGACTGCCTCATCACGTACACGCAGGAGGGCGAGACGGGCGCGAGTCTCCGTGCTGCCGGGTATCGCGTGATCGCGCAGCGTCCGCCCCGGAAGGGCTGGGATACGCCGTCTAGACCGCGAGAGGACCGCGGCGATTACGTCGCGCGGACGCTGTGGGAGACCAACGAGAGGGAGAAGCCATGATCATCGAGCAAGTGCCGCTTCGCGATCGAGTCTGGGACGCGATCACCGAGAGCCTTGTGCCTGCCGCTGTCCAGTCGCCTGAGGACGAGATCGCCACGCATGTTGTCCCGCATGACGCGGACGGTGCTCTGTATTGCATCGAAGGAGTCCTCGACATAGGCGTGCTCGTGTCTGCAGTCGTGGATGAGATCTGGGACGACCACGAGAGGGAGAGCAATGGGGACCGTGGAGACTGAGGCATTCCTGCTGGTTGATCCCGTGCAGGACTACGAAGAAACGCTGACCATTCTCGGGGTGTACGGGTCGTTGGACGCCGCGAAGGAAGCACTCGCCCGGCTGCGTGAGGTATTGGTCCGAGAGGTCGGCATATATGGGCACAGCAAGCTGCGCCGGGATAGCGAGGTCCAGCACTGGCGGGGCGATCAGCTCCTCGAGTCGTGGACGTACACGCCACCTGAGTCCAAGGACCCGGACGTCGGGTGGAGCGATGCATGGAGGTGGGGCAATGCCTGAGCGTATCCAGCTGTCACGCAAGCGGGGCTGGCGGAAGCCGGAGAACACGATCGTGGTCGCGCGGCCTGGTCGATGGGGCAACCCGGTGCTGATCCACCCCGTGAGGCCGTCAGGGCCGTTCGACATCTATCACGGCGATGTCGGCTTCATCGGGCAGGTGACTGGCATGGAACTCGCGCGCGAGAAGGCGGTCGAGGCGTTCCGTCGGATCGTTGACGGGTCTCCGGAGATGCGCGCCGAGATCCTGGCGGAGCTGGCTGGGAAGAATCTCGCGTGCTGGTGTCCGCTGGACCAGCCGTGCCATGCAGACGTGCTGCTCGAGCTCGCGAACACGGAGCCCGGCGATGACTGAGGGGATCTGGGTACACGCGCTGTTGGTCGCTGGGGTCGGCACGTACAACGCGGCATGGTTCGGCATCGGCGCGTGGTGGGCGACACGACACCGGAGGAGGTCCTGATGCCGGTGGACGACGAGACCCGTGAGGCTGCGAAGGCGGATCTGGATCGCGCGATCAAGGCGTACTTCGGGGTGATTGAGCCGGACACGTATGTGGACGCGTGGGTGTTGGTGACGCACAAGCGTCGGCCGGAGTGGGAGCAGGCTGGGCAGAGCGTGGTCGGGACGACGACGCCGCCTCAGGCGTGGCCTCTGACGCGTGGCCTGTTGGACATTGCGTTGACGGAGGACCGCGACGATCAGAGTGTCAGGGATGGGGAGGACGACTGATGGTGATCGTTCTGGCGACATCGATCAAGGATGGCCGGGCGGCGGTCGACCGGATGCTGGTCAAGCCCCCGAGCGTGCACATCGTCACGCCACGGAATCTCCCGAGCGTCCGCGGCCGATCGACGACGCACATGTTCGCGACGCCCGACTTCTGGGACCTCCCCGAAGCGCGCCGAGCGAACATCATCCGCTGCGCGATCCCCGCGCTCACCACTTCCTACTGCGAGCGCTGCAAGCACTTCTGGGCTGGGGCGGTCGCCGAGATCGAGGCTCGCGCTCGCCGTGGGGGTGAGGGCTGATGGGGGTGTTGATCGATCTGTCTGGGGAGCGTTTCGGCCGGTTGACGGCGGTGAAGCGATTGCCGGATGCCGTGTCGGCGAGCGGTAGCCGGCAGCCGGCGTGGGGATGCGTGTGTGACTGTGGGCGTCGCACGGTCGAGCAGGGGCGTGCTCTGCGGGCGGGCCGGGCGTTGTCGTGTCGGCAGTGTGTGCGTGACCCGAGTCGGATGCTGCGGTACGGCACGACGTACATGGTGTGGTGGCCGACTCTGGGGATTCTGAAGGTCGGTCGCGCGTTCCGTGGGATGCGTCTGGAGATGATGCGGCAGACCGGAGCCGTTGTGCTGCTGGATGCCCGAGGCACGGACGCGTCGTGGGAGCGTGCTGGGCTGCGTGCGCTGCGGAGGCTATTCGATCCGGCGTTCACGGGGCCGAGTGGGACTGGGGCGCATCGAGCTGATCGGATCCTCTATCGAGGACGTGGATGGCGGGAGTGCTTCTTCGTCGAGGAGGAGGATCTGCAGCTCGCGTACGACGTGTGCTTGAGGGCGATGCTGCGAGAAGGGAATGATTTTGGAGAGAACCCACCTGCCACCGCCACCTGGCGGCGAGCACTCCGCGGCGTCCAGCGTGCTCGGGCTGCCCGTCGCGGCCGCACCGACTGCGCTGGGCCTACAGGCCCTCGCGGGCCGGCTGGGGCTGTTGGAGCTCGACGCGGAGCGGATCGGACTGAGGCTGTATCCGGGCGAGTCGGTGACGACATCGGCGGAGCGTGTGGTGCTGCACGTCTTGATGCTCGAGGAAGCGGGGTTCCTGCTGACGTGGGCACAGGACGGCCGGGAGTGGTTGCGTCTGCTGGACGGCGGCGGTGCGCCGTCGGCGCGCGGACGGGCCCCGTGGGGGACTGTTCAGGACAGCTCGGTGCCCGCCGGTCCGGTCGCATTTTCAATGGCTGGGGAGAGGGAGAGAGAGGAAGCACGCGCACGAGCGCGCGAGCGCGCACGAGCACGGGCAGACGAGGAAGAACGGATGCGGGAGGGGCGCTGGGCGGCGTGGGAGGCCGAGTATGTGCGCCGGAAGCCCGCTCGCCCGTCTCGCCCGGCCGTGTTGGAAGCTCCGCCCATGGGGTGCCCGGATCATCCGCACGGTTCGCTGGATCCGTGCGGGCCGTGCGGCACGGCAATGGAGCGCCGCCGGGAGTTCCTGGCGCGGCAGAAGTACACCGAGCAGCTGGCGGTGTTCGAGGAGCACCTGGAGGACGAGCCGTGGGATCCGGACGAGCCGTTCTGACGCAGGAGATGTCTTGCCAGGAGCCCAGGGTGGCATCGTGCTTGATCTGATGCCGTTGGACCCGGAGTGGGTCGAGTGGGGCGCTCGGTATCGCTGGCATGTCGACCAGCTGCCAGCGCTGTTCGAGGCCTTGCGTGAGATGCGAGTGCCGTCGATGACGGCTCGTACCGATGTGGAACGGGTAGCGGGCTCGAGCGCGGAAGGGCCTCCGGTGCCGTTGCAGGTCGGGCCTGTCGATGTCGTCGACGAGCTGTGGGCAGTCGTGGTCGAGTACGTTGACGAGGTTGCCGAGCTGATCGGGCATGCGCCGCCGCAGGTCGTGGCTCGAGCATGGCGGCGGCGGGGTGTGCCTGCGGGTGTGCGACCGCTGTCCGAGGGCGTCGCCGTGAGGCGTGCTGCACACGAGGTGACGAACTGGTTGATCATCCACCTCGAGGCGATCGCCGTTCACAGCCAGCTCGCGGACAGCGAGGACCACCTGTTTGAGCTCATTCGCAAGCACCGGTCGCGCTACGTGGCGGAACGTACTCGGGCGCGGCGTCGCGTGTGCCCTGTATGCGAGGAGCGTTCCGTGGTCGTGGAATGGGCGATGCTCGCAGGAGCGGACGAGGCTGAAGGCATCGGGCGATGCACGTCGTGCGGCACGGGATTCCGGCGGGAAGCATCGTGACGTGGCGTCCACGGTGGCTTACATACGACGAGGCGGCAAGGCGCGCCGGGGTCAGCGCATGGACGGTGCAGGAGTGGCGCCGTGCGGACATGCCGATGACCACGGACAAGGCGGGTCGTCGAGTGGTACGTGAGGACGTGCTGCTCGAATGGAAGGTCCGACGCCTGCGTGCGAATCCGGCACGCTCTCGCAAGCGATAGGGGGTGTCGTGTCGCAGTTGCATTCGCCACGATCCACCCCCTATTGTTTACGGTAGAGAATAAGAGTGTCAGCCCCCGGGGTAGCGCAAGCTATCCGGGGGCTTTCTCATGCACCCCGGGGCTGTTGTATACCTGCCGGGGTATGGTCTTCGGGAGGCTGCCGATGGGGCGTGCTGTTCCGGCTCCCAATGCGAATGGTCATCGTCGCCGGCAGGTGAGGATTCGAGTACTCGCAGAGGAATCCACTTGTGCACTGTGTGATCAGGCTGTGGATAAGTCGCTGTCGTTCTTGCCAGGTCAGCATGGCGCGAAGTGCCGCGACCGTGAGTGCAGTGGCTGCGTGCCGCATCCGCTGCGCGCTGAGGTTGACGAAGATCTGCCTCGTTCGCGTGGTGGATCGGCCACGGACCGCGCCAACTGCCGCCTGATGCACCGTGAGTGCAATCGCTGGAAGGGCAAGATGACGCTGACAGAGGCGCGCGCGAAGCGCGCCGGTGTGAGCATGTCGAGTGTTCCGCTGGTGATCACAAACCTGGTGCGGTGGTAACCGAAGCGGTGAGTGACGGCCGGGTCGGGTCGGCGCCGGCACCCAGGGGGGGCACCCCCTCCCCGCCGCCCCCAAGGCAACCCCGCCGGATAGGGCCGATCTCTCCTCGGTGATTTCCTCAATGCCGTGAAATGTATTGAGGAAAAAAGCGCAGTAGTATCTCTCGCGGCCCATTGCATTCGTGATGGGGGCAGATGGTCTCGGCGACTTTCTGGGGAGTCTGTGCGGAGGGCGTTCTGAGGGCATCCTGAGAACCGCGGAATCATGCGGATTATCCGTAACACGCTGGTAGAATTGAGGCATGGATTTCGGGGCGTGTGAGTTTTGCGGGGCCGGGTTAGCGTTGATGCGTCGCGGTGCTCGCTTTTGCAGCTCGAAATGCCGAGTGTATTTCCACCGTAATTACCGTCGAATACCTCGCCAGATGACTGATCGGGCTGCGTGGGTGCGTGCGGTTGGGAAGCGGCCGGTCACGGTGACCGGGGCGCCGGCCTCGACGACGAAGCGTGCGACGTGGGCGCCGTTCCGTGCCGTGGCGACATCGTCGGTCGGTGACGGCTACGGGATCATGCTCGGCGATGGCATCGGCGCGTACGACCTGGACCACGTCACTGACGACGAGGCGCGATTGCTGCTGTCGCAGATTCCGGAGCGGGTGCTGTTCGTCGAGCGGTCGATGTCCGGCGACGGCGTGCACGTCTTCGTCGAAGCTCCGGAAGGGCCGGGGACGAAGAAGTGGGCGGGACGCCATGAGCGCTACACCCGCGCGAGATTCATCCGGATGACGGGAGACCGACTCTCCCTCGCATGACCTGCCGGTAGGAGGTGACCACGATGAAGTGCGCCACCTGCCGGAAGCCGCTGGGCACCAGCGACCGCCGCGTGAAGTACTGCTCGGAGTTCTGCAAGGCGAACAAGCCGGCACCGAAGCGGAAGCTGCGTGCCGTCGGTGCCGACGAACGTCCGGTCGATCCCGAAGCCATGGTCCCGGACCCCGATCAGGACCCGCACACTGAACCGCGCACGCTCACCGTGGATGACGCCGCGCGCGAAGGAACTGACCTCGAGTTCCTCATGGCCATCCGAGATCGCCTCGCTGATGCCGTCGCCGACGAGACATGTCCTCCCCGCGAGCTCGCCGCGCTGACGCGTCGCCTCGAAGAGAACCGGAAGCAGATCAACGCCGAGAAGGCGCGTCTGCGCGAGGAGGGCGAGGATGACGAGCACGCCGACGACGAGAGGTGGGACGCGGACGCCGTCTAAGCGACGTCTGTCCGATGTGACCAAGCACCTCTCGATGCCGTCGGGAATCGTTGCACACGGGTACCCGGCCGTCGCGCGGCAGTGTCGCAAGATGGGCGTCGTCCACGACGATTGGCAGCAGGCGCTCGCTACGGCGATCCTCGCGAAGCGCGCCAACGGCCTATACGCGGCCGGCGTCGGTGGAGTGACGTTGTCCACCTGCCGGCAGGTAGGGAAGACGTTCACGATCGGGACGATCATCTTCGCCCTGTGCGCGCTGTCACGAGGCACGAAGGTGCTGTGGACGTCGCACCATGGCAAGACGACGGACGAGACGTTCGAGTCGCTCGTCGCGCTGGCGCAGAAGCCGCAGATCGCCCCGTACATTCGTAAGACGCCGTCCGGGTCGGGCAAGCAGCAGATCGTGTTCACGAACGGGAGCAGGATCCTGTTCGGCGCGCGCGAGCATGGCTTCGGTCGAGGCATCCCGGGCGTGACCGTCGTGGTGTTCGATGAGGCGCAGATCCTCAAGGCCGGCGCACTGAACGACATGGTTCCGGCGCTGAACACGATCAAGAACCCGCTCGTGCTGCTGATGGGCACTCCGCCGGATCCGAAGGACCCGGCAGAAGTGTTCAAGGCGCGCCGCCGGAAGGCGCTCGACATCGAGCAGCGCCGCGCGAAGGGCGAGAAGGTCGCGTCGAATGCTCTGTACGTCGAGATCGGCGCCGACGACGACCCTGACCCCGATGACCGACGCCAGTGGGGCAAGGGGAACCCGTCGTACCCGGACCGGACCCCTGAAGCTTCCATCGAGCGCATGCGGGAGCTACTGCCTGACGTGGCTGCGTTCATCCGCGAAGGCCTGGGCGTCTGGGATCGAGAGGTCAACGGCACTCGACTGATCACGGAGCCCGAGTGGGCTGCTACCGCCGTCGGGATCGTGCCGCAGGAGGGCGTAAAGGCGATCGGCGTTGCGTTCAACCTGGATGGCACGCGAGTGTCCGTGAGCGGTGCGCTGAAGCACGCGGACGGCATCCACACGGAGCTGATTGACGCCCGCCCGCTCACCGAGAGTGGGATTGGCCCGCTTGCAGACTGGCTCGCCGAACGCAAGGACTCGGTCGCCCTCTTCGTGATCTCGGGGCGGGCCGGCGCCGACGCGCTTTACCTGGCGCTGCGGGAACGGAAGGTGTCCAAGCGGCAGATCCACCTTGCGACGACGGTGGAGTACACGGCGTCGTGCTCGATGCTGCATGACGCCGTGCGGGGCCGCACGGTCACCCATCCGAAGGCACCCGCCGGCGACATGCTCGACGCGTCGATTGCAGTCGCGGACAAGAAGCAGCGTGGCCAGAACGGCGCCTGGGGATGGGTCGCGACCACCCCTGACGGCGACGAGACGCCGGCCGAGGGGATCAGCCTCGCCCTGTGGGGCGTGAGAACGACGAAGCGTCGACCTGGACGGAAGAGGAGCGTGATGACCGCATGATTCCCACTGCCGTACAGATGTCGGCCGGGTTCACTCCTCCCGAGGTGATCGGGCTGGACGCTCCGACGCAAGAGATCGTCACCGAGCTGCTGGTGCAGTGGCGCAGCAAGCTGCCCCGCAACATCGAGCGAATGATCTACCTCGACGGGAAGAACAAGCTCAAGGATCTGAAGATCGCGCTCCCACCGAGCTTGGTGGACTCGCTCGACATCGTGATGGGCTGGCCGGAGAAAGCTGTCTACGACCTCGCCGACCGGATCGTGCTCGAGCGCATCCGTGGCGCGGGTGACGACGCGGACCCGTTCGGCCTCAAAGCGCCGCTCACTGCCAATCGCTTCGAGTCGGAGTTCCCCCAGGCCACAGCGTCGTCTCTCGCCCATTCGACGGCGTTCGTGTCGGCGACACCGGGCGACGTGTCGGCGGGCGAGCCGGAACAGCTGCTCATGTTCCACTCGGCAATGTGGGCCACTGGCCTGTGGAGCAAGCGGGCCCGTTCGTTCCGTGCGGCGCTGCTGATCTCGGCGACGGACAAGCTCGGATTCCCCACCGAGTTCACAGTGTTCCTCCCGGATGAGACGCTGGTCTGCCAGAAGGGCGCTCGCTGGTACGTCGCGGACCGCATCCCGAACCGCATCGGCCGAGTCCCGATCGAGCAGCTCCCGTTCCGACCGAACCTGGATCGCCCGTTCGGACGGTCCCGCATCGACCGTCGCGTGATGAGCCTCACGGACCGTGGTGTTCGTGCCGGTGCGCGCCTCGAGGTGCACGCCGAGATGTTCACCACGTTGAAGCTCATCCTGCTCGGCGCCGACGAGGATACCTTCAAGGATCCCAACGGCAACCCGGTGCCCCTGTGGTCGTTCTACATGGGGCGCCTCAACACGCTCTCGAAAGACGAGGACGGCGACAACCCGCAACTGGAGAAGATCGCTGCGGAGTCTCCTCAGCCTCACATCGAGGTCCTGCGGGAGCTCGCGAGCGAGTTCTCAGGGCACACGGGCGTCCCGCTCGGGTCGCTCGGCATTGCATCCGACAACCCAGAATCGGCGCAGTCGAAGACCGTAGCTCGCGACGATGTCGTGGCCACGGCGGAGAAGCAGCAGACGATCTACGAGTCGTCCATTCGCCGAACGCTCGAGAACCTCGTCATGATCCGCGAAGGACTCACAGAGCCACCCACGGAGATGCTCGACCTGCACGTGAAATGGCGCCGCCCGGACCGCGCGACACGCGCCGCGCTCGCCGACGCCGGAGCCAAGCAGGTCAACGCGAAACCAGAACTCGCCGACACCACCGTCGGTCTCGAGCTCATCGGCCTCGACCCCGACCAGATCGACCGGTACGAATCCCAAGCACGCCGCAACGCCGGCCCCACCGTCCTCGACCGCCTCACCACCACGCGCTCGCCGCAGGTGACGGAGAACGCGTTGGACGAGACGCCGGATCCGGCGCCGGGTGGTGAGCCGGAGGATGCATCTGATGCGCATGTGGTGCAGACGCTGAAGGCGAAGTTCGAGGCGCTCGGCATCGCGATTCGTTCGGGCGTCGTGCCGGAGGCGGCTGCGCAGCGCCTGGGGCTCACCGGTATCGAGATGACCGGTGCCGTGCCAGTGTCGCTGCGGATGCCGGAGCAGGAGGCTACGACGCTCGAGGAGAGGTGACGCGATGACCTCTCGCCGAGACGTCGACCGGCTCACGGAGGCGCAGCGGAAGCTCGTCGCGATGGCGCAGTTGGACCTCGAGGAGTTCTTCTCAGGTTGGGATCTGTCAGACCCGTCGGACGTGCGAGATGCGCTGCTGGAGGTCGTGCCCGGTCTCGTGTCGGAGTACGGCGATCTGGCGGCGACGGCGACGGCCGAATGGTACGAGCAGGTGCGCCCCGGGGCGGGCTTCACGGCGAGGACCGTGGCGCCCGCCTCGATCTCGGATATCGAACGCGATGTGCGGTATCACGCGGAGCATCTGTTCGGTGATCGCCCAGAGGACGTGCTGGACGCGCTCTCGGGCGCAGTCCAACGCCACATCGCCTACTCGTCGCGCGAGACGGTCGCACGCAATGTGTCGCTGGACCCGTCGCAGCCGCGGTTCGCGCGCGTCCCGACCGGTGCGCGCACGTGCGCCTGGTGCGAGATGCTCGCCAGCCGCGGGTGGGTGTACTACTCGCGCGAAACCGCGGGAGCGATCAAGAAGTTTCACGACCACGACGACTGCCAGATCGTGCCCGAGTGGGACGCCGAGAACGCGCACCTCGAGGGTTACGACCCCGACGCGATGTACGACCGGTACCAGCAAGCGCGCGACAAGCTTGCCGCGGATGGCAACACAGCGCCAACCGATCGGGAGATCGCTTCCAAGCTGCGCCACCTGTTCCCCGACAAGTACACCGACGGGGCGTGGCCAGCGAAGAAGACACTCGCCACGCCTGACGGGCCGGCGGTGCTCACCGGCAAGAAGATCAATCACCTTCTTGACGGCGACGGTGTTGGGAAGGGCGGCGGGCATTTGTCGGGCGTCGCGCAGCTCGGCGAGACTGAGTTCCCACCACACTGGGACGCGAACAAGATCATCGATGCGATTGAACGAGTCGTCGCTGATCCGCGGCGCGTGAATAGGACGAAGCAGCCGAACATTTACGTTGCAGTGGTGGACAATGTCGTGGTCGAAGTGAAGGTCGCGTGGCGCAAGAATGGCACTGGCCGAGTCACCACCGCGTATCCGCGTAGCGGCGACGGCGTGATCCGGAACACCAGGAACGGACGAATCGACCTACCACTTGACCTGGGAATCTTTGGACCCGCCGAGTAGAATGTGGCCCATGAGAAAGACGTACGAGGCGCTGTATGAGTTCGTGGAGTCGCTGCAGCCGTTCGTCAAGAAGGACGCCTGGGGCACGACTGGCGGCATGTTCCACACGGAGCTGTTCGTTGGCGAGCCCTGGGAAGCTATCGACACGCTCCTCCGCGGACTCGCCGAAGACGGCGTGAACGTCCCTGACGAGGTACTCACTCGCATCGAGGAAGAAGTCCTCCCTGCATTCGCGGAGAAGCGTGAGCTTCGCGAGTACCGCGGCCTCATCGCGGCAGAGCGCGAACGTCGAGCGCCAGCCGCCGCGTAGCAGCCGCAACAGACCCGAAACCCCGTACCGACATGGTGCGGGGTTTCTTCATGCCCGCCCTTCGTGGCCGGGCACGTCCTGCCCGCACGGGCACTACCCATCACGAAGGAGCGCCGCATGGCCACCGACACCACTCCGCACGGAGAAACCCCCATCAGCGAGAAGCCTGCCGAGCCGACCGCGTCGGACCCTGCACAGGGCGCCGACGGCGAGAAGCCCGGTGAGACGCCCCAGCCGGCCGAGACCGACTACAAGGCGGAAGCCCGCAAATGGGAGAAGCGAGCGAAGGAGAACCGCGAACTCGCGCGCGCGAACGAGGAAGCCGCACGGCGCCTCAAGGAATTCGAGGATGCGCAGAAGACCGAAGAGCAGAAGACCGCTGAGCGGATCGCGCAGCTCGAGAAGGAGAACACCTCCTACCGGCAGCGGGAGCAGGTACAGAAGTGGGCGGGCGAGGTCTCCGAGACCACCGGCGTTCCCGCGAACCTGCTCCGTGGCAGCACCCGCGAGGAGATCGAGGCGCACGCCAACGACCTCAAGGGCGCGCTCGCCGCATCGGCGCCGACTCCGGATCCGGCTCGTCCGGTTCCGACGGTTGGGAAGACGCCGGCGACGCCGGGGAACGTGTCTCTCCCAGAGCAGATCGCGGCCGCCGAGGCCGCGGGAAACACAGAACTTGTCGCTGCGCTGAAGGCTGTTCAGCTCGGCGGCTGACGACACAGAAAGGGGCATCATGCCCGGTATCACTGGTATGGGGACGACCTTCAACCTTCCCCAGTACGTCGGCGAGCTGTTCGCAGCGTCGCCGGAAGACACTCCGCTGCTCTCCGCGATCGGTGGTCTGACTGGTGGCGAGTCCACTGGTTCGACGCTGACGGAGTGGCAGGGCTACGATCTGCGCGACGCGGACGACGGTCGCCAGCGACTCGAGGGCGCGCCCGCTCCTGATGGTGAAAGCCGTACTCGCTACCGCGAGTCGAATGTGCTCGAGATCCATCAGGAGAAGGTCGAGATCTCGTACACGCGCCAGGGCACGACGAAGCAGCGGAACACGGACGGCGACCCGGTCGTCACGATCGGTTCGACGTCGATCCCTGCGAGCGAGCTGGCGTGGCAGCTGGCACAGCAGTTCAAGCAGATCGCGCGGGACGTCGAGAAGACGTTCATAACGGGGATCTTCCAGAACCCGGACGACAACCTGACGCCTCGTCGGACGCGTGGTCTGCTCGAGGCGACCGCGACCAACGTCGTGACCGCGGAGTACGCTGCGGGCACGGTTCCGGCGACGGCGCTGACCGAAGACGTCGTGCTTGACCTGATGCAGCAGGTCTGGGAGTCGGGCGGCATCCAGGAGTCGGAGACGCGCACCCTGCTCACGAACGCGGGGCTGAAGCGTGCGCTGACGAAGATCTTCATCAAGGACGCTGGCCGGCAGGAGGAGTCCCGCAACGTCGGTGGCGTGAGCCTGCAGACGATCGAGACGGACTTCGGTCGAGTGAACCTGATGCTGGATCGGTACATGCCGACCAACCAGCTCTCGGTCGTCTCGCTCGAGGACCTCGCGCCGAGGTTCCTGGAGATCCCCGGCAAGGGCCACTTCTTCGCGGAGCCGCTCGCGAAGACGGGTGCCAGCGACGAGGTGCAGATCTACGGCGAGATCGGCCTTAAGTACGGCAACGAGCGCAAGCACGGCAAGATCATGCTCACCGAGGGGGCCTGATCGTGGTTTACACCCCGAGGACGTGGCAGGACGGTGAGGCCGGTGGCACACCGATCGATGCCGCGTCCCTCAACAACATCGAGCAGGGTATCGCCGATGTCGACTCGAGGCTCACGACGGAGGAGTCGGCGTCGCCGACGCCTGCGGAGTGGGACGACATCGTGTCGCGCGTCGAAGCCCTCGAAGCAGGAGGTGCATGATGGGTAGGTTCCTGAGCCCGAAGCTCAAGAGTCTCCGGGTCGCGGATATCGGCGTCCAGTTCGTCGGTGGTGCGGTCACGGTCGACGACAAGCACGACGAGCGGATGCGGCGTCTCGCCGAGTTCGGCGTCGTCGAGGACACCAGTGCTGCGCCGCCGGCCGCGACGGTCCCGGAGCAGACTGGTGCCGTCGGTGCGGAGCCCGAGGGTGACCAGTCCACGGGTGACCAGTCTGACGGTGACGACACCGCCGAGCTGTCGCCGCCGGCGGGCAACGCGTCGCGCGACGACTGGGCGGCGTTCGCCGCCAAGATCGGCCTCGAGGTCGACGCTTCGGAGAAGCGCGACGACATCCGCACCCGTGTGGAGGCGCTCCTCGCCGAAGACGAGGACGACGAGGACGACGACGAGTCGGACGACACCGAGTGACGAGGAGGGGGATTCCTGATGGCTGTTCCGTTCGCTGATGAAGAGTACTTCACGCAGAACTTCGGGGATCCCCCGTCTCGCGTCGCCGCACGTCTCGTCGAGGAGCTCGCCCGCGCATCTCGGTATGTGCGGCGCGAGTGCCCCGGGATCGATGCCCGGATCGCGAAGTACGTCGCTGATCCAGAGGACCCGGCCGGGCTGGATCCGGACGTCGCCGCTGACGTGGTGTGCGAGATGATCCAGTCTGCCGGTGCGTCTCCTGGCGGTATCGGCGTCACATCGCAGCAGATGGCCGCCGGCCCATACCAGGAGACGACGCAGTTCGTGAACCCAGTCGGTGACCTGTATCTGACGAAGAAGCAGAAGCGGCTTCTCGGGTGCGGGCGGCCGCGTGCGGGGAACGTTGACCTGATCCCGGACGTGCCGCGATGAAGGGCGAAAAGATAGTCGTCGAGCGCAAGCAGACCATCGGGGAGGACGCGCACAACGTCCCGATCGTGGACTGGGTGCCCGAGACGGTCGAGAACGTGCTTGTCGCTCCCGGAGCACGCGCGGACATCCCCGACGTCGATCGCCCGGCAGGGACGGTGGTCGCGTGGAATCTGCACTTCCCGAAGCCCTACGCGAAGTCGCTCCGTGGTGCACGCATCCGCGTCCGCGGTGGCAAGCCGTGCAAGGTGATCGGTGACCCTCAGCCGTACACGGCGGAGAACACCCCGACCGAGTGGTGGATGCCTGTCGAAGTGGACCGCGCTGACGGGTAGCCGGAACGGAGCAGAGCAGAGCATGGGTGACGTACGAGTCCGGCTCAAGATGAGCGGGATCAACAAGGTGCTCAAGTCCGAGCCGGTGCAGAAGCTCGTCGACCGGACGGGTGAACGCATCGCGGATGCGGCTGCAGCTGCGGCACCGGAAGCATCCGGCGACTTCGAGTACGAGCGAAAGCCTCACAAGTGGACGTCTCGCGGGTTCGTCCAGACCGGGTCCGCACGGGCGATGCGCGCGCAGAAGAAGCATGCAGTGCTCGAGCGTGCCGTCGCACAGGTGCGGAGCATGTCGTGACCTTCCCTGATGTCGAGGCTTTGCTGCTGGATTTCCTCGAGGCACGTGCCTCAACGGTCCAGTTCGTGACGCAGGTGCCGTCCGACCGGCCGGGCGAGTTCGTGTGCCTGTGGCGCAACGGCGGCGCCGCGATGAACCGCGTTGTCGACCGTCCTATGGTCACGGTCGATACGTGGGCCCCCTCGAAGGCTCGTGCGTCAGAACTTGCCGGACAGGTACGCACACTACTGCTGGGGCGGCTCGGCGAGCTGCCCCAGGTCCGGGGCGTCCTCGAGGTGTCGGGGCTGCACTGGAACCCAGATCCGGAGAGCGAGACGCCGCGCTATCGCTTCTCGATACAGCTGACCGTGCGCGCGGCTCGACGATAACTGAACATCAACCTGCCCCAGGAGAACCCTCCTGGGGCTTTCTCATGCCCGCCGTGGGGCGGGATACGGAAGGAGAAGAGGTCCATGAACGACCTGAACCCTGACAACGCCCGCATCTACGGTGGCGACGCCGATGCGGTCCATCTGGCGCCCTTGGGGACGCTGCTGCCAACAACGATCGATGAGGAGCTCGCCCCGGCCTTTGAGGACGTCGGCTGGCTGCACACCGATGGTGTGACCGAGACCGCGACGGGCTCGGCGGAGAAGAAGCGCGGCCACCAGGGCAACGGCGTCATCCGAACGAAGGTCTCGGAGGGCGGCACGACGATTGCGTTCACTGCCCTCGAGACGAAGGCGATGACGCAGCGGCTGCGGTACGACGAGAAGTCGACCGAGGTTGCTGGTGGTGTCCGGCAGACGCGCCGGGGCCCGGGCCAGAAGATCACACGCGTCGCCGCGGTCCTCGATTTCTTCGACGAAGACAACGACTCCGTGCAGGAGCGGTGGGTGATCGAGACGTTCGAGGTGATCCCTACGGGCGACCGGACGATGACGAACGCGGACATCGCGGGCTACCCGATGTCGGGCGAGATCATCGGCGAGTACGACCACTTCACGACTGCCGCGGAAGGGGACGAGGAGGACCCGGAGGTCCCTTAACGGTCCCCGGCTCGGAGCTCTATCCCGGCCCGGGGACTTTCCCGGAGTACGCCTGACGGCGTCAACGACCGGTGGGCGGGGTCTCTGACCCCCGACCCCGCCCACCTCACCATCCATCGGGGTCACAACGAAGGGGGTCATCCCAATGGCAACACCAGCAGCAGCGAAGAAACCACAGGACCGCAAGCCGAAAGCACCGGAGAAGGTCGAGATCACGCTCGGCGAAGGCGACGACAAGCGTGTCGTGCCCGGGCACCGCGTGACCGTGGAGGGGATCACCCTCGAGGTCCCTGACGAGGCGATGGACGACTTCGAGATCCTCGATGACTTCCGTACCGCGAGAGCTGAAGAGGATCCGACGGCGTTCCCGTCGATCTTGCGACGCCTCGTCGGCGAGACCGAGTATCGACGCGTCATCGCGGAGCTGCGCGACCCGGCCACTGGCCGCGTCACGATCAGTCGAGGCATTGACTTCGTGAACGGCATCTTCGGGGCGCTCAACCCAAACTCCTGAGCCTGGTGAGCGTCCTCGAGCGCCACGAGGACGCTCTCCGGGCATCACTGCAAGCCGAGTACGGCCTCCGCCTCCTCCCAGACGCTGGAGGCCGCACCCAGCCACCTCGCACACCAGGCGAGGTCGCAGACCTCGTCGAATGGCTCCCCGCCGGCACGGCGCTCGCCAGAGCGGTCGGCGGTATGCCTGCGTTGTCGACCGAGGCAGCCATGACACGAGAGCTCGAGCACACCGAGCGGCTCATCGCATGGGCCTCCAGCGGCGGCCGCGGCGCGAAGCCCGACCCGATCCCGCTACCAGACCCGCCCGGCGCGAAGCAGCAACGCACCGCAGCGACCGACGCGAAGGCGCTCGCGTGGAAGCGCCGCCAGGAACGCATCAAGAACAGAACGGCCTCCGCCTGACTCGATCGGCGGGGGCCGTTCTGCCGGAGGGGGCATCATGGCCAGCACCATCGAAGTCGCGAACGCCTACGTCGCACTCCACGCACAGATGCCCGGCGTCGCCGGGAACATCAAGAAAGCCCTCGGCGGCTCCGATGTCAAGAACAGCATCACCGGCGGCGGCAAGTCCATGGGAACCGCGCTCGCCGGGGCTGTCGGCGGCGCCGTAGCGGCGGTGACTACGAAGGGCATCCAGGCGGTGATGAGCGCCTGGAACGGCGCCGTGGGCCGCGTGGACACGCTGAACAACTTCCCGAAGGTGATGTCGAACCTCGGCTACTCCGCCGACGACGCGCGTGCCTCAGTGCAGAAGATGTCGGATGGGCTGAAGGGGCTGCCGACGACGCTCGACGGCATGGCTGGCACGGTGCAGCAGCTCGCCCCGCTCACCGGTGGTCTTGACCAGGCAACGGACCTGTCGCTCGCCCTGAACAATGCGTTGCTGGCCGGTGGCAAGTCCACCGAGTACCAGTCGAACGCGATGGAGCAGTACACGCAGATGCTGTCTGTCGGGAAGGTCGACATGGCCGCGTGGCGGTCCATCGTCGCGGCCATGCCGGGCCAGGTGGACCAATTGTCGCAGTCGCTGCTCGGCGCGGAAGCCGGCCAGAACGACCTCTACGAGGCGCTCAAGTCGGGAGAAGTCACCTTCGACGACTTCAACGGCGCGATCCTCGACCTCAACAACAAGGGTCTGAAGGGCTATGCATCGTTCTCGGATCAGGCACGGTCCGCCACGGACGGCATCGCGACGAGCGGGCAGAACCTGCAGACCGCGATCACGCGCGGGCTCGCCGACCTGATCCAGAAGTTCCAGCCCCAGATCGTCGCCGGGTTCCAGACCGCGAGCGAGGTCATCTCGACCGCGTTCGTTGCCATCGGTCGCGGCATCGACTGGGTCCGCTCCAACTCGGACTGGATCGGCCCGCTCGCCGTCGGAATCGGAGCGGCCGCACTGGCGTGGGGTACATGGACGGGCGCGATCAAGCTCTGGACGACAGCGACGGAGATCGCGAAGGGCGTCCAGCTCGCGTTCAACGCTGCGATGAAAGCGAATCCGCTCGGACTGATCGTCACGGCGATTGCCGCGGTGGTGGCAGGGCTCACGTGGTTCTTCACACAGACGGAGCTCGGGCGCGAGATCTGGCAGAACGTGATGAAAGCGATCGGCGCGGCCACGACGTGGCTGTGGGAGACCATCCTGCAGCCCGCGTTCACCGCGATCGGTGACATCGCGATGTGGCTGTGGCAGAACGTGCTTCAGCCCGCCGGGATCGGAATCGCGGCAGCGCTCGACGGGATCGGAACCGCAGCTACGTGGCTGTGGGAGCACGCACTGCAGCCCGCGTTCACCGCGATCGGTGATCTCTTCACCTGGATCTGGACGTCGATGATCAAGCCGATCATCGACGCGATTGTGAACAGCATCCGGTTCTGGGGAGCGGTCATCTCATGGCTGTGGACGAACGCGGTTCAGCCTGCCTTCGACCAGATCGGGAAGGTATTCGGCTGGATCTGGAACACGATCGTGAAACCGATCATCGACTTCATCGTCGGATACTTCCGGTTCTGGGGCGACGTCGTGATGTGGCTGTGGACGAACGCGGTGAAACCGACGTTCGATCAGATCGGGAGGATCTTCAACTCGATCTGGGTGAACGTGATCAAGCCGGTGATCGGGTGGATCTCCGAGCGGCTCGACTTCCTCGGGCTCGCGTTCCGGATCGCGTACCGGGACTACATCAAGCCAGCCTGGGACGGCGTGACCGATGCGCTCGAGGCCGGATGGAAGTGGGTGAAACAGCACGTCTTCAAGCCGTTCGAGAAGGGCATCGACCTACTCGCAAAGGGATTCGAGGTCGGCGCGAAGGCGATCGAGAAGACGTGGAAGGCCATCAAGAAGGCCGCCGCGGTGCCGATCAACTTCGTGCTCGAAACGATCTGGAACAAGGGGCTCCGCAGTTTCTGGAACGGCATCGTCGACGAGCTCGGTCTGGACGACATGAAGCTCCCGGCGGCGAAGGAAATTGCGTTCGCTTCAGGTGGTGTCATGCCTGGGTACACGCCGGGTCGTGATGTGCATGACTTCTACTCGCCGACGGCGGGCCGTCTCGCGCTCAGCGGCGGCGAGGCGATCATGCGTCCCGAGTTCACTCGGGCCGTGGGTGGGAAGGCCGGTGTGGACCGGCTCAACGCGGCGGCGCGGAATGGTCGGGCGTTCGCGGACGGCGGTGTCTGGGGCTGGGCATCAGACGCGTGGAACGCCACGACGGGCTTTGCCGGTGACGTTCTCGACAACATCAAGAATGCTGCGAAGGTCGCGTTCGAGTTCGTCTCGGATCCGGTTGGCGCGGTGAAGTCGCACATTATCGACGGCATTGTGAAGCCGCTGCTCGGCGACGACAACAACATGTGGTTGCAGACAGCGGGGCGGCTCCCGTGGAACATCGCGACCGGCCTTGGCGAGAAGGTGAAGGAGTTCTTCGCTGGTGGCGGTCAGGCCGCGGGCGGCGGGACTGCCGGTATGGGCTGGAAAGCCATGTGGAACATGGTGCAGGCAGCGCTGCCGTCCGCGACGTTGAACAGCTCGTATCGTCCCGGGGCGCGCACGGTTGGCGGCGGCCAGTCCTATCACGGGCTCGGCCGTGCGATCGACGTGGGGCCGGCGTCGATGAACACGTTCGACGTCGTGCGAGGCTTGTTCCCGAATGCGACGGAGTTGATCTACACTCCGGCGGGCATCCGGCAGCTGTCGCACGGCAGCCCGTTCGCGGGCTGGTCGCCGGCGGTGAAGGCGCAGCACTACGACCATATCCACCTGGCGATGAACGAGGGCGGTGTCATGCCGCGCCTGTATGACCAGGGCGGCTGGTTGCCGCACGGTCAGATCGCAGTGAACCGGTCGGGGCGTCCTGAAGCGGTGCTGGACCCGGAGGAATCGGCGGCCCTGAAACGGGGCTTGGGCGGTGGTGACGTGCATGTGCACGCCACGCTCGTCCCGGAGCGGGGCACGCCGCTGTCGACGCAGATCATGAACGCGGCGCGCAGCCTGCGCGCCCAGCGTGGCGTGGTGCGGTCCGTGATGGAGGGAGTCGCATGATCCGTCTCGCCATCGAGTCGGCCCGGGGGAGCATGGAGTTGCCGTCGTTCGGAACGAACGGTGTCGTCTTCGCCCCTGGGCCGGCCGGGCTGGGCATTCCGCCGGACCTCACCGAGTGGGAGGAGTCTCCCGCGGGTGGCGGGCGGCTGCGTTCGGTCCGCGCTGGCATGCGTGACGCGACTCTGCCGGTGACGATTCTCGGTCAATCGTCGGACGAGGTGCGCGAGTTCGCGGAGCAGCTGCGCCGTGTGACGCGGGCCGCGGCGAAGCCGGTGTTCGTGGTCACCCTCACGAACGGAGAACGGTACAAGCTGCCGTTCATCCGCGTGGGCGGCGGTGAAGACGGTCTCCCGTACGAAGGTGCCACGGAACTGGATTGGGCACTCGAGGTGCGTTGCGGCGCCCCGTATTGGGTGTCGGAGCGCTCGCGGCAGATCGGCCCGATCAGGGTTGAGAGCAGCGAGGGTCTCCTCCCGGATCTCGCCGAGCTGCACGTGTCCCACTCGAACGCGTTCGGTGAGATCAACATCCTGAACACCGGAGACGTCGAGTCGCCGGTCACGTGGGTGATCACCGGGCCGGGCGGCCCCGTCTCGGTCGATGTGGACGGCGCCGGATTCACGTTGACGGACCCGCTCGACGTGGGCGAGGTCATCACGGTCGAGTACCGGAACCGCACCTGGTCTGTGACTGATCAGACCGGCGCCAACCGATACGCGCTGCTTGGCACGGCGCCGAAGTTCCCTCGCCTTCAGCCGGGGACGTCGCGCGCCACGATCAGCATGACTGCCGCGACGCCGGAATCGTCGGTCGCCGGTTACTACCAAGTGCGGAGGGAACTCATCCTGTGAAGATCTCCGACCTGACCGTAGAGGTCCGCGACAAGACGCTGACGCGTGTCGGCATGATCGATGCGATCGATCTTCCGGGTGACGTGTTCTCGCCCGCGTTCCGTGCTCCGGGGGCGTGGCAGCTCACGCTCCCCGGAGACCACGGGCTGGTCGACACCATCAGCACGCCCGGAGCTGGCGTCATCGTCACCGGGCCGGGCGGCACGATCCTGTCCGGCCCGATGACGAGCGCGGTCGAGAAGCGCACCGCCGAGCAGCCCGCCGCGGGCTGGACGTTTACGGGCAGCACCGACCTCGTCCACATCGCCGACGCGCTCGCCGTACCTTCCCCGGAGGTAGAGGACTTCGCCGCGCAGACTCGCGCGAACGACATCCGCACGGGCCCTGCCGAGACACTGCTGCACGAATACGTTACGGCGAATATTGGCCCTCTTGCGCCAGGCGCGAGGCGACGCGCGAACCTCACAATGGGGCCGGATCTCGGACGGGGTCCGATCGTCCAGAAGTCGCCTCGGTTCCAGAATCTGCTCGAGCTGTTGCAGGAAATCACCGCGGGCACGAACCTCTGGTTCGACATCATTCAGACCGGCGACCAGCTCCAGTTCGTGACTGGCGAGAGCGACGACCGGCGATATGACATCCGCCTCGACCTCGACAACGAGCAGCTCTCTGAGATCGAAGCTGGCCTCGCTGCCCCCACCGTCACGTTCCCCGTTGTCGCAGGACAAGGCGAAGGCACCGGGCGCACGATCATCACCCGCTCCGCCCCTGCCGCCGAAGACGAATGGGGCCGCCGGATAGAGACCTTCGCCGACCAGCGCCAGACCGACGACACCACCGAGCTCGCGGATGTCGCAGAAGCCGCGCTCGCCGAGGGTGGGGAGACGACCAGGTCGTTGAAGCTGGTTCCGTCGGATGACGTCGCCGGCACGTATGGCACGGATTGGAGCGTCGGCACGTGGATCACGGCTGTGCGCGGCGACGAGGAGATCCCTGCGCGCGTGCATGCGGCCGCGATCGCTGTTCAGACGGAGGGTGTGTTCGTCGGTGTGACGATCGGGAACGACATCGCCGTTGACTGGGAGTCTGGCGTCGATGCTGGGCTCGCCGACGTGTCCTCTCGCGTGTCGAACCTCGAACGCAACGTCACGGGGCTATCCGTTCGCATGGTCGACGACTGTGACGACGCGGACGAACCCGGCTTGTGGTGGGTGAACGCGTCTGCGGCGAATACGCCGGTTGAGGATGCGTTCGTGCTGGTCGTGCTCGCCGGGGACGACCGGCTGGTGCAGGAGGCGGTGATCCCGGCTGATGACGCGTTGGTGACGACGTCGTGGCGGCGTGTCCGGCGCCCGGATGGCGTGTGGGGCGACTGGTATCGAGCCGGTGCTCCGCTCGAGGTCACCGATCTGGACGAGGCGGTCGTTCCCGGTGACTACTGGGCCGGTTCGGCTGCGGTGAACGGGCCTCCTGGTTCGACGGTCCTCACGCTCCGGGTCAGGCAGAGCTTCGTCAGCGGCCTGCCGGTCATCTTCCAGGAGGCTCGCCGCGCCGGGGCCGAGAGTTCAACGCTCTGGGTGCGGTACCTCTCGTCGATGAGTCTCTGGACGGACTGGGAGCCGGATGGTTCTCGTCTGGAAGAGGTCGACCTGTCGAGCTACATCGACACCGGGAACGGCTTCTCGGGCACGCTCACCGGCTACCGGCTCCCCAACGGGACGGCCGAGATCACCGCGACCCTCTCGGGAGACTTTCCTTCTGGAAATTCCACGACGAACTGCTTCTCAGGTCTGCCGCCCGAGTTCTGGCCGGTCGGGGCAACGCGAACCGGCCTGGCTCAGCGAGCGGGCTACCAGGGCTTCCTCGTCGTGCGCGCAGATGGCACCGGCGGCGTGCTCCAGCTTTCGGGCACCACCTGGGGTGGCGTGTCCACATCCAGCGTCGTTTTCATGACATGACGAAGGGCATCACATGACTTATCTCGACATCGCGACGATGAAGGACGACCCGTGGCTGCGCGCCCGGGTCGCCGCGTGTGCGGCGCTGGAGGGTATCGACCGACCCGACCAGTGGGCGATCGATCACCGCTGGAAGCTGGCCGCTCAACCTGGATGGGCAGCATCGTGGGCGTCGGCGCTCGTCACCAACGCGGCCATCGAGGGCTACGAGCCTGGCAAGGACCAGGGCTGCGTCACGGACGCGGTGATCTTGTCCGCTGTGCAGGCGCTGATCGCAGAGGAGACGGTCTGATGGCAGAGCGCAGCTATCCGTTCGTGGATGGAGAGACCACGGATGCCGAGTTCAGCGCCATGTTTCGGCATCTGTTCCCGAGCTCGGTGGTCGGCTATCCCGGCCAGCCTGGCCTCGAGGTCGTCGCAAACAGTTCGGGGCTGCGTGTCGAGTTGCAGCCTGGCGAGGCGTTCGTCCGCGGGCACCGGTTCGCTATGGACGCGCCTGTGGAGCTCGTGATCGATGCCGCGACGAGCGTGCGCGTCGACACGGTGATTCTCCGAATGGAGTATGGGGCGGTGCAGTCGATCACTCCGGCGGTGAAGAAGGGCGTCGCGGGCGTGGCTTCGCCGCCGACGCTTGACCAGACCGAGGACGACCTCTTCGAGTTCCCCCTTGCTGACATCGCGCTTGCCGATGGGCAGGTCACGATCGGGCCGTCGCATCTCACGGATCGACGGGCGTGGTGGGGCATCGAGTTGATGAAGTCGTTCGGGATTCACATCGGGGCGCAGCATCCGGATCCGGCGGCGGCGTTTCTGTCGTTCCTGACGTGACGGAGGTCCTGCCATGGTGACGATCACCGTCAACAAATCGAGCCCCTATGTGACGTTCCGAATGGAAGCGACGGTCGTCGGGAGTAGCTCCGGGTCGGGGTACACCCGTGTCCGCTGCTATCTCGAGGCGGAATATTCGGGCTCGTCGAACTTCTACGGGTCGGGCCGTCAGATCGGGTCGATGGACGGCGAAGGCACGTTCCACACTGTGTCGCGGGATCCATTCCTTCCTCAAGGCGGCGGCGGCTGGCGCGGCGGCCCGTACGACATTCTCGTGTATCACCGTGCGGCAACGCGTCGCACGATCCGGATGCGCCTGGACTACGGATCGATCGACACGCAGCACACCGCGTCGCTGTATCTGCCGCGAATCCCGTATCCGGCTCCGGGTACTCCGAACCCGTCGATCTCGTCGCCCTCAACGGGAACGGTTCGCCTGTCGTGGGCGAAGCCATCGGGCTATGTCACTGGGTATCAGATCCAGCGTGAAGGTGGCGGTATCGCATCGACCTCGTCAGGCTCCTGGTCAGGGTCGTACACACCCGGATCGACGTACCGATTCCGTGTCCGCGCGAGGAACGGCGACGCAACTGGGGACTGGTCGTCGTGGCGAACGGTGACCACGAAAGCAGCGGCGCCGTCTGCGCCCACGAGCGTAGTGGTGTCATCTCCGTCCGCCGGCCAAGCTCTCATCGCCTGGGCACCCCCATCTTCTGACGGAGGGAAGCCGATCACCGGATACCAGGTGAACGCGTACGACAATGGCGGCACCTCGGGCTGGGTGTCCCCCTCCGACCGCGACTACGTGTCGACGCGCTCGCCGGGCGCCGAGAATCGCTACCGTGTGCGTGCTCGAAATGAGGACGAGATCGGCCCGTGGTCGTCGTGGCGGTCGGTCACGATGCAGGCAGAAGCACCGACTTCTCCACGGTCTCTGTCTGCGACGTCGCCTGCACCGGGCGAGCTGCGCGCCACGTGGCTGGCACCGTCCAGCGACGGCGGCAAGCCGATCATCGGGTACGACGTCGAGAACGCCGCCGACGAGGCTTTCACCACCGATCTATTCCTCTATGAGGACGTGTCGTCGCCGCTGCTGCGGGACTCGTCGAATGGCGCGCCGCATGGGGCTGACCGGTGGGTTCGGGTGCGTGCCCGCAACGAGGACCAGGCTGGCCCGTGGTCGGTCCACGTGGAGGTGCAGATCCTCGCCGGCGGGTGGGCGTCGGACGGCGACTCATGGCATTCGGCGCCCGCGCACGCATCTGACGGGTCGGGGTGGCAGATCGCCGTCCCATACGTTCCGGATGGCTCCGGCGGGTGGACCGTCACTCGCTGATCTCGATCACACACTCTCGAGCCTCACCGACCGGTGGGGCTTTCTCTATGCCCTTTGGAGGGAATCATGACCTTGAACGGTATCGATGTGAGCGGTTGGCAGCCGAACGACATCACGGGGCTCGTCGACTACGACTTCGCGATCGTGAAGGCGAGCGAGAACCTCGCCGTGACCGGCAGCTGCGACCCGCAGGTCCAGCATGCGCGCAAGCGCGGCAAGCAGTACGGCGTCTACCATTTCGCCCGTCCGGGATCACCACGCCAGCAGGCGGAATTCTTCGTGAAGAACGTGAAGGGATACGTCGGCGAGGGCATCCTCGTCCTCGATCTGGAAGCGAACGGCCTGACCACTTGGGGCGGAGACGGCGCATTCGAGTTCATGGATCGCGTATGCGACCTGACCGGTGTGAAGCCGCTGCTCTACTCGTTCGGTTCGGCGCTCTCGTCCTCGGACATGCGCCAGCTCGTCGAGGCTGATTTCGGCCTGTGGACGGCGCACTGGAACAACCGCACGTCGGGGAGTTTCAGCACACCGCCCGACCCGATGACTGGCGTGTGGCCGTTCGCGGCGGTCCACCAGTACACGGACCGCGGTCACCTGCCGGGCTACTCTGGCCCGCTCGACCTGAACATCTTCCATGGCGACGTGGATACCTGGCACGCCTACGCGACCGGGGACAAGATCGACTCGAAGCCGTCCACGCCGAAGCCCACACCGAAGCCGAGCGTCAAGACGCTGGCTGTGGACGGGCTACTCGGCCCGGCCACGATCGGCCGCTGGCAGAAGGTCATGGGCACGCCCGCCGATGGACTGATCTCGAAGCCATCCGTGCTGGTGAAGGCAGTGCAGCGCCACCTCAACGAGTCGGGCGCACGCGACTGGGACGGCCGCAAACTCGCCGTCGACGGGCTCGGCATCGGCCCGAACGTCGCTACGGCGGCGGGCAAGACGCGCACGATCTGGGCGCTGCAGGACTACCTCGGCACGACGACCGACGGGATCCTCAGCAAGGGCGGATCACCGGCGGTGAAGGCGCTGCAGAAGCGGCTCAACAAGGGCACCTTCTGACATGCGCCGCGCAGTACGCACGGTGGGGATCGTCACGGGCCTATGCGGCCTCGTGGCGGTCCTCACCGTGACCGGCCTGCTGTGGGGGGCTGCGGTCGTTGCGGCAGCGCTCACGGTGCTCTGGGGAGGTGGCGGTTGATGTTGTTTCGGATACGACGGTTGTGGGACGCGATCACCGAGCCGCGGCATTTGAAGGTCGCGTACTTCGTCGTCTACGTGGTGACGACGGGCACGGGCGTGGCGACATGGCTGATGCCGCCGCAGTCCATCGAGGGACCGCTCGGGGCGCAGCTGACTGCGATCTGGTCGGGCCTGTTCATTCTCGGCGGTCTCGTCGGTGCGGTGACGGTCCTGCCGGGCTGGTGGTGGGCTGAGAGGCTCCTCGGTATCGCCCCGGTGCTCTTGGGCCTGGCGATCTACCTGTCGGTGGTCGCGGTGCTGCACTGGCAGGGCATGTCGTCGGGAGCGTCGCGACTGACGCAGCTCGGCATCATCGTCATCGCTTCCGCGCCGTTTGCCCTGCGGGGGCTCCTCATCAGGGAGTACAGCTACGAGCCACGGCGGGGTTAAGCGATGGAGCTGGCCGCAATCATCTCCTCCCTCCTCGGCGCCGGGGGTATCGGAGCGATCCTCATCAAGCTTGTCGAGCGCGGGCTCGACAAGATGTCCAATCGCGGGAACAAACGCCGCGACGAGGTCGACCGCGCGTGGCGACGCGTGGACCGAGAAGCATCACGCCGACGAAAGGTCGAGGAGCACGCTTCCCATCTCACTCGGCTGCTGATCGCCGCGCCCTGCGTCGACCCGACCACGATCCCGAAGTTCCCGCCCTACACGAGTACCGATACGAGATCCACTGACACGAAGGAGTCCTGATGGACATCACACTTCCCACGGTCCCTGCGGGGATCCTCACCCTGCTGTCGCTGATCGCCCCCTACGCGATCGCTCTCATCAACCGACCGTCCTGGTCCGCGACCACGAAGAAGATCGTCGCGATCATCGTCGCCATCGTCCTCGCCGCGGTGGTGATGGCGTTCTACTACGTGTACACGGGCGACGTCGTGCCGGAGTGGCCGGCACTGGTGCTGCTCGCGATCGTGGTTGTGCAGGCCAGCTACGCGCTTGTGACGCGCGAGGCCGGCGCGGCCGCAGTCGAGCGGAAGAGCTCGCGCACGGTAGTCGTGCACGAGAACCGCTCTGACGAGTGACCCTGCCGGTATAAAATCTGGTATATATTCACGGCAGAACTGCGCCCCGGCGCCCTCTTCGGAGGGCTGCCGGGGCGCTTTCGCTGTGTCTACTGACCGTATCGAGTCGGATGCTGCTCCCGCTCGGCCCGTTCCCGGTCCGAGCGCAACGCTGCCCGGACCGCCGTGTAGATCACGAACCACAGGATGAGCAGGCAGATCGCGATCCCGACCAACCACACGAGAAACCAGACGATAGCCAAGCTGGGAATTGCCATCCTGGCACCGTACCGGAGTCGCGGGCTCTGACACCACCGAGCGCCCGGCGCTCTCCTACGGGAGAGTGACCGGGGCGCTTTTGGTCTGTCGTCCCCGGGTATCGTTGGCACGTGGGCCGCAACGGGAAGTTCAGCAAGAGCGCTGATCGTCAAGCTCGACGCGATGCCAAGGAAAAGAACGCGCGGTCCCTGGAGGATGTTGCTGGCGAGCAAGGCCGGTACGTGCCTCCAGATCGGTCCGCAACTGACGAGAAGCACTTCTACCTGCCTGTTGATGGCTCTGCAACTATCAAGATCGCGGTCCGTCAGTGGAAGCAGGGTGGGAGGCTTGTAGATTTCTTCCTCGCAGTGGTTCTCACGTCGTGGGATGCGACGGAGGAACCGCACGTCTACGAGATCGATTGTCGTCATGGGCACTGCCACGGGCACGTTGTCATCGAGGGGAGACACTCTGGAGAACCTGATAGCCTGCACAGACTGGACGTCGTTGGCGACGTTAAGGACGCCCTAAGCGTGGCGGTACACAAGGCCACTGCGGTTGCGAGTATGATCCGAGACATGGAGCCCGAGGAGTGATCATGAACAACCTCGATGAGTTCAGAGCACAGGTTATCTTCAACATCGCGGTTCACGACATCCCGATCGACGTGACGGACACGCAAGGTGAAATGCCCGTCGTCGTCGCTCTGGACGACGAGCGCGCGTCAGTTCTTATGCAGCGGGTGCAGGCCGTCGGCGGTAGCGCAACGGTGTTTACTCGGGGGGAATCACACGTACGGATGTTCGTCGTGATCGACGAGCGTTGTGCGCTGGGCAGCGATGGTGCCGACGACATGACCGGTACCGAGCGGCCGAGCCCGAACGCAACTGTGGGCATGCTCCTCGACTATCTTGGCCAGCGGCCTGAAGGCATCCGTATCCCATCAAAGCTCGAGCCTGAGACCAGGCGCGCATCGCTCAGCCAACCGCGAGACGTCGCGTTCGCGTGACCTCAGCTAGCGCCCCTTCTGGCTTCGGCTGGGAGGGGCGCTCTCGTTGTGTCTACGCCGGGCGGATGCTGAGGGCCTGCCACCCCTCGGGGATGCTGGCCTGCAGCTGGTCGCGACGTTCGACGGTGATCTCGCGGATCTCTGCCTTCTGTGCGGTGCCTGTGCCGACCATGTAGCTCGTGCCACGAGGTTGGGACACGCGAATGTCGGCGAGTGTGTATCCCTCAGGTACCTGTGCGCGGAGTCCTGCTTCGATGTCGGCGTACGATTCCGCTTCCGGTACTTCGAGTGGCACTGTTTCGGTCGGGCGGATCATCACGATGTAGGGCACCGATCGAGTCTATTCCGCCCCTCGGACACGGGCCGTCAGCTCCGGTCCGTCGTCGCCGACTTTGAACGGTGCGACCTCGTGGAACGTGAGCCCGCGCGCTTCGCCTGCATGTGCGTCGACTGCTTCGTCGACGAGCGCTTGGTCTCCGACGATGGTGGGGTCGAGCCAGTGCTCCCACATCTCTTGCGGGAGCGTGACGGGATTGCGGTCGTGGATGTCGGCGAGATGCCCGATGGTCGGGCAGGTGAGGATCGTGGTCGTCAGTACCCACCGGTCGGGATCGTCGTCAGCTTTGCTTTGGTCTCGCCACCATGAGTAGAGGCCGGCGAACCCGATCAGACCATCGGCGGGGGAGATCCACCAGGGCTGTTTGCTGCCCTTCTCACCGGTCCATTCGTAGTACCCAGATGCGAGGACGATCGCGCGGGTGCTCTTGACCGGCTTCGCCCACGTCGACTTGTTAGCGATCCCTTCCGTGCGCGCGTTGAACGTGGGGAACTTCAGCTTCAGGCTGTCGGACCAGGGCGGCACGAGCGACCACCGTGCCTGCTCGAACCGCAGATCCCGGGTCTTGGGTGAGTCGATGAGGACGGCGACGTTCTCGGTCGGGGCGATGTTCCATCGTGCTTCCCAGTCCGGCGACCATTCGTCTGGGCGCCGGCCGGTCTGCTCAACGAATTCGGTGATGGCCGTGTTGACCTTGTCGTCGAGAGCGAATCTGCCGCACATGCTGCCAGCGTAAGCGGCACGCGACAGCGTGGCTACCGCCAGCGCCAGTCGTCGAGGTCGACGATCCCCTCACCGTCACCGGGATGCTCACCTGCCGGCCACTCGATCCGGTACCCGCACTCCCGGCACTCGTCACCCTCACCCTCGGGATGCATGGTCACACCGCAGGCGGGGCAGATGGGTTGGGCGCCGTCGTCGAGCCCGTCCTCTCCGATCATGGGGGTGAGCCTATCGAGTGTCGGTGCTCGCGCGTACTCTGCGGGGCATGGAGAGGTGGCATCCGATCTTCCAGACGGTCGAGCACGAGCCCGGCGTGTGGACGCTGTATGACACGCTCGGCAAGCCGCAGGCAGTGATCGAGTTGCGCCGCACGGAGGTCGGTCCGCGCTATCGGGTCGAGTGGGCAGGGAAGGTGCTCGGGTGGGCGACGTCACTCAAAGTCGCAGTCGAGCGGGCGTATGCCGCGTACGTGTCGAGCCTCGGCCACCAGGGCGGGCCGAACGAGCCGCGCGGGCGCTAGATCTTTGTGGTCCAGTTTTCGTCGAGGCTGGCTCCGGTCGCTTCGAGCTTCTCGGCGATCTGCTTGAGCTTCTCGAGGGCAGTGGTGATGCTCGATGAGGTCGCCTTTTCGCCCTTCATCGCGTAGAAGATGGGGATCTGGTACTCGTCGCCGGAGGAGGTGCGGAGGGCGAGTGTGATCTGCTGCACGCGTTCGTACTCGCGTCGACCTGTGATGGCGCCCACGATCGCGCCGGCGCCGCCGAAGAGGATGCCGAGGCCGGCGGCTCGACCGAGACCGGACTTGTGCTTGGTGTCGCCTTCGACGCCCGTTGCGTAGGCCGTGAGATCGTCGTAGGGGACTGTGTCAACGTCCCGCTTCAGGGTGAACTGGGACTTGCCGTTCTTCCAGGGCGTGAAGATCTCGTAGGTGCGTTCCTCGTCGGAGTAGCGGAGGATGCTGGACGTGTTGTCGGTCAGCTTCCCGAAGAGCGTGGTGTGTGTCTTCTTGCTCATGGTGTTCCCTTCGTCTCGACGCGAGCATATCGGGATCTCTGCACCATCGCCGTGGGCTTGCGCGGCGGTTACGCCGCTCTGCGGTGTGAAGAGCGAGCCGAACGAGAGCGGGGTGAGATGAAGGGCAACACGTTCGCGGCCGCGGACATCTCGTCGTCGCTGACCTCCATGTACAGCTGGGTGGTAGCGAGGGACGCGTGTCCCATCATCTCTTGCACGACGCGGACGTTCACGCCGCTGCGTAGGAGCGTTGTCGCGTAGTAGTGGCGGAGTGAGTGGCCGGTAATGGGGGCGTGGATCCCGGCGCTTCGGAGGCAGCGGCTGATCGACGTGGAGGCGGACTTCATGAGGATGTGTCCGCCGCCGTCGGGGAATTGGTGGTTGCGGTAGGGGGATGGGAACCACCATCCGAGGCCGCCGCGCCTGTCAGCGATCTCACGTACGGCTGGGGGCATGTGGACGAGATGTTCCAAGCCGCCTTTGCGGGTAGATCGGATCGTTCCCGTGATGGGATCGACATCGTCGTCGTGGATCTTGACGATCTCGCTGACGCGGAGCCCGGTGAGTGCGCCGACGATGATCATGTCGCGAGTTGATTGGTAGCCGTGGTCGAGCATGAGCTCGATGTGCTGCTCTGTGACGGGGCGTGGTCGTCGGCGGGGGAGCTTGACCTTCCGGAGTCTGGCTCCGGGGTCGTCGTCGCGGTAGCCCTCTTCGAGCATCCATCGCGTGAATGTCTGCAAGTAGGAGCGTTCGACCTGCTTGGTGCCGGGGGAGAGCGATCTTCCGGTGCGTGCGTTGGGGCGGTTGAGTACGGCGACGAGGTCGGCCTTGGTGATGTCGAGTGGGCCGCGTCTGATCGATCGCTCGACGGTGACTAGGAGGGCAGTGCGACCTTCAATGGTGCGGTGGGCGAGTCCGGCGGCACGCTGGTCTGCGTTCCACAGCTCGCGAGCGGTATTCCAGTCCAT